CCCTCCGAGGCAGAAGGAGCCCCGCGACCATAAGGGGGAGGGGAACACCCCCCCCTCCGAGGCAGAAGGAGCCCCGCGACCATAAGGGGGAGGGGAACACCCCCCCCAGAAAGGAAACACAATGATCCTCAGCGACCGCGGCATCACCGCCGCCATCAACAACGGAGACATCAGCCTCAAAGGACCCCGGCCCGCACGAACACTCATCCAACCAGCCAGCATCGAAGTCACCCTCGACCGGCAGGTCGCCGTCCTGTCCGACCACCCACGCAACAAGAAAGCCGTAGACGCCGTCACACCAGACGGATGGTACAGGCGGCTGTGGCTCGACCAGGCCGGCCCGATCCGACCCGGCGAGATGTGGCTCGCATCCACCCGCGAAACCATCCACCTCGGCCCCGGATACGCCGCCCAGGTCGGAGGAAAGTCCAGCCTCGGACGCCTCGGACTTACCGTCCACCAGACCGCAGGATTCATCGACCCCGGATTCCACGGGCAGATCACCCTTGAGCTCGTCAACCTCGGCGGCCGCCCCATCACCCTCACCGAAGGCATGCGCATCGCCCAGCTCACCATCTGGACACTCGACCAGCCAGCCGAACGCCCCTACGGGCACCACGCGCTCGGCAGCCACTACCAGAACCAGGCAGGACCCACCGCAGCAGGAGGACACAAGTGAGCGGCCTCAAGTTCGACGACAAGCGACACAGGTACACACTCGACAACACACCAATCCCATCAGTCACCACCATCCTCAACGTCCTCGACAAACCCGGCCTCCCCTACTGGTCGGCCGGCCTCGTCGCCCGAGATGCTATCGAGAACTGCGCCTACTGGGGGCAGCGGATCCGCAGCGGGGAGGACCCTGAGAGGATCATCCGCGACCTCAAGCGCTCCCCCTGGAAGGAGCGGGACAAGGCCGCGCGCCGTGGCACGCGCATCCACCAGGTCCTTGAAGCCGCCGCGCACGGCGACCCGACCGACTGCCCGCGGGACCTGCTTCCGATGGCGCAGCAGGCCGTGGACCTGCTCGACCGGGAGGGCGTCCGGACCGTGGAGACCGAGGCGCGCGGCTACAACAGGGGCCTGTGGTACGCCGGGACGATCGACCTCATCGCCACCATCCGAGGGGAGGCGTGGCTCCTCGACTGGAAATCCAGCCGGTCCGTCCACGAGACCCACGTCATGCAAGTCGCAGCATACGCCCACATGGACACGATTCTCACGATCGACGGGGAGGAGAAGCCGATGCCGCACATCGACCGGCTCGGCATCATCCACATCAGCGACGAGTCCGCCACACTCATCGACGCCGGCGACCCCGACGGCGTCGCGTGGGACATGTTCCAGGGCGCCCACACAATCCACGCACGGAAGCAGGAAATCACCAACATGATCAAGGAGGAAGCATGAACCACGCAATCGGCCCCATCGGGCGGGAAGACCTCGAACCGGGCGACATCGTCGCCATCAGGGACAAGGCGGGTTCCTGGCATATCCGCCGCGTCGGCCGGGATCACCTGCCTGAGGGCTCCCGGCACGTTCTCCTGGGGCGCGCCGCACCTACCTGCCCAACCCTCGTCATCAGCAAGGGGCGGGTGGACGCGGACCCGTCCGTGGGGAGGCTGGAGGACACGATGCTCTGCGATGACCTCGCCGTCAGGGTCTCCCGGGAGGACGGCGGCCGCTACCTCATCGTCAGCGAGGCCCCATTCATCCTTGACGCGGATGCGATCGCCAGCATGCGCTGGTACCCGGTCAGCGTCCTCAGCACGGACGAGCTCAAGAGCATTGCGGCCTCGTACTCGTACCGTCGGTTGTCCCTGGTAATCGACGAGGCTTGGAGTGCAGACAATGTCTGATCTCACCCCCGTCGAGCCGACGCCTCGCCTCATTCTGTGCGGGACGCCGGGCGGCGGCCACGATCCACAAGACACTGGCATCAATCACCTCCACGGTAAAGGAGAACCAATGAGACCCGAGCCACGCAACGTCAGTCGCAGTGACCTCGTTCCGGGCGATATCGTCGCGGTCAGGCACCCCCACGGCACCTGGAGCATCCGCCGGGCCGGAGCGGAATACATCATGGAAAACGCCGAGTACGTCCTCCTGGAACGCAATATCCCAGACTGCCCTGCCGTCATCATCACAGAAGGACACCTTGACTCCGACCCCGACGTCGGCCGCCCCAGCGCGGACCTGCACGACACCCTCGCCGTCCGAGTCAGCAGCCCCCCCTACGCCGACGGGTACCTGGTCGTATCCGACACGCCATTCATCGCATCGGCCGCCGACATAGCGACCACGAGGTGGCGGAAAGCCGTCGTCCTTGACGCGCAGGAGATTCAGGATATCGCCGCCACCTACTCATGCGCCGACCTCGCAGGGGCGCTCAAGACCGCATGGGGTGAGAACGATGACTGACCTCACCCCCACCGAGCCCTCACCCATGCCGCCCTCGACCGCCTACGATGTCTCCACCGACCTCGCCGCATGGGCGGGCGCCATGGGAGACGCCATGACCCTCGCCAAAGGCCTCGCTGGCACCGCATTCGTCCCCTCCCATTTCCAGGGGAAACCCGCCGACACGGCTGTGGCGATCATGAAAGGGGCGGCCCTCGGCCTCGACCCGGTCGCAGCACTCGAAGCCATCTACGTCATCAGCGGCAAGCCCGCCCTCTATGCGAGGTCCATGGTGGCGCTCGTCCTCGCACGGGGGCACGAGGTCTGGACCGAGGAGGCCGACGCCACCAAAGTCACCGTCAAAGGCAGAAGGCACGGCAGCAGCCACGTCGAGGAGTCCACCTGGGACGTCGCCCGCGTCAAGGCCGCCGGCCTCGACCGCAACCGCCAGTACGCGGCCCACCCGGAGGCCATGCTCTACGCCAGGGCCGCCGCCGACGTCTGCCGTCGGATCGCCCCCGACGTCCTCGCCGGCCTCTCCTACGGGGTGGAGGAACTTCAGGAGCCCGCCGTCGAAGCGGCAGCCACAATCCAGCGCAAGAGCAAGCCCCACCAGAAGGAAGGAGAACCACATGGACAGTGACATCGTCGAAGCCATCCCGAAGACACGCCGCTACCTCGCCAGACAGATCACAGAAGACAATATCCGGCAGATCGCAGACAGCCTCGACGAGTACGTCTACGAGGGCCTCGACGGCGAGACGCGAATGAGTGTCGGCGAGGAGAGCGTCCCCGCCGGCTGGTGGGTCGTCTGGGTCAGGGGCCTGCACCTCGACCGGAACCTCTACTCCGACAACGAGTTCCACGCCATGTACAAGATTCGGCGACCGCCGTTCACCCCCAGGCTCGCCACACCCGAGGAAGTCAAGGAGGGAGACACGTACGTCGCCCGCCACAAGGATGGAGAATGGACAATCCCATCTCAGGGCCCCGTCACCCGGCACGATATCGACCGTGTCGTCCTCCTCGAAAGCCGACAGTAGACACAAGGAAAGCAGGAGCACATGAGAAACACGATCACACTCACCATCGACGGGTACGCCGCCCGCGACGCCGAGATCAAGTACACGCCCCAGGGGACCGCCGTCACAGAGGCACTCATCCCCTACACGCCCCGCCGTCTCAACCAGCAGACACAGCAATGGGAGGACGCCGGGGAGACCACCTGGGTCACCGCTTCGTTCTGGGACAAGGACGCCGAGGCCGCCCAGCAGGCAATCAGGAAGGGCACCCCCGTCACCGTCACCGGAGTGCCCCGGGTCCGCGCCTACACCGGCAAGGACGGGCAGCCCCACGCCGCCCTCGACCTGAGGGCCCGCACCTGGGGCGTGCAGCCCTCCACACCCAAGCCGGCCACGCCGCCAGTCGCCACCCAGGCCCGCGCCACCCAGCCCGACCCGTGGGGCAGCGGCACCCTCGACCCCGGCCACCCGCCCTTCTAGAAAGGAGCCGCCCATGGCTGACAGCAAGGACAAGGTTGACGGCCCCGTCGCAGCCGCCTGGCTCGGTTACATCATCCTCATCGGCGGTATCGCCGGGCTCGCCGGCTGGGGCTGGGCCGCCGTCACAGCAGGCTCCCTCCTCATCATCGGCGCCGTCATCGCCATCAACGACAACTGACACGACCCCCGCCCGGCACGCCGCCGGGCGGGGGCAGGAGGACACGATGGCATCAACATGGCAGAAGAGAATCGAGGACGCCCGCCGCGACCTAGACCAAGCCAACCAGCAGGCAGGCCAGGCCCGCCAGGCCCTCCACACCGCCGCGAACAAGGCCTGGCGGGACGGCGCCCGCGCAACCGACATAGCCAGATGGGCCCATGTCACAACCCAGGCCCTGCACCTATGGAGAAAAGAAGAACAATGCGAGGACTCGCAGTAATCACCGGAAGCCAGATACCCCACATACGCAAGCACATCGGGAAGCCCGCCATCATCGCCAGCAACGGAGACCTCATCGTCACCGACGAACACACCCGTAAGGTCGAGGTACTCCGCAACGGCGCCGCCGACCACCTCCCCCTCATCACCGAGGCGGGCCTGGACCGGGCCCGCACATACTGGGCGTGCCTGGGCGCCCTCGAAGGCACGGACGGCGCCCACGAGCACACAGACAGCATCATGGGAGACGCCCTCCGGGCCGCCGACGACATCCTCGACAGCCTCATGGAAGGCCTCCCCGCCCAGACACACGACGAGCACCTCACCGAGATCGTCCAGTGCCAGGCCATCCGAGACTACCGGGAGGCCCAGCAATGATCCCCCAGGTATTCAACGGGCACACAGTCTGGGTCGCCCACTGCGGCGCACCCGGCTGCCACGCGACACGCCCCAGCCGCCCCGAAGACACGCTCCTCCAGGCCGAGCGGCGCGCCTCCAGTCACGGCTGGCGGTTCACGGCCACGCCTCTATGTCCCCGCCACGCCCGCCAGTACACACCCGGAAAGGAGACGCGATGAGCCCGCGAGACGCGGAAAAAGAGGCTGCCGTACTCTGCGAAGACATCCTCAACCTCATCAACGCAAAAGATCAGGAGGAGCGCGCAGCGATCGCCCTGGAAGACGCCGACGACTACCGCGGCATGAGAGACGCCCTCCTGGAGGAAGGCGCCTACGACAGCGCTGCCGCCAGCGCGGTCGCCGACTACGCCGCAAACCGGGTCAGCCGCTGGCCGGAAGCACTCCCACCGCTTCTCACCTGCGCTGGCGCCCTGACGGCCGCCATCTACCAGGACAACCCGGACGGTGCGGCGTCCGCGTACCTGACCATTATCCGCCTCCTCGAACGCATCGCCGACCTGGAGGGAGACGGTCGTGAGTCGTAGCCGCGCCACGGCCCGCAAGGCCGGCGCCGCATTCGAACGGGCTGTCGCCGACTACCTCCGGGATGTCCTCGACGACGAAGGCATCGACCGGCAGGTGCGCACCGGCGCCAAGGACCTGGGAGACATCCGCGGAGTCCGAGACGCCATGGGCCGCCCCGTCGTCATCGAGTGCAAGGAGTACGCGGGCCGCCTCCACCCAGCCACCTGGATCGTCGAGGCGCACCGCGAGGCCGGAAACGCCGGCGCCGCCGCGGGCATCGTCGTCGCCAAGCGGCAGCGCGTCCAGAACCCCGGCGACCAATGGGTCCTCATGACGTTGGAAGACCTCGCCACCATACTGAAAGGAAAACAATGAGCCGCATACCGTCTCATGTCCGCCTCCTCAAGGACAGGTGGTCATACCGCCTGGAGGTCTCAGCGGAGACGCTCAAGGCCTTCAACGGCCGCCTTGATGAGAGCGTCCTTCGCGCCGACGCGGCCTGCCGCCTCCGGGAGTTCGCGGACTGCACCGAGCCCGTGAGCCTTCCGCCTGGCGTCATCGTCGCCGAACCGGAGGATGACTGCCTGCGGATCGTCGTCGACCCCGGGAGGGAGGCCGCCACGCAGGAGGCGGTCCTGCTCGACTATGATGAGATCCCGATCGGAGTTGTCGCCGTCTCTGGCGGACGCGTCGCCGCCCCGCTCAGCAGGGCGAAGCACGTCGGCGTCGACACGGTCACGGGCCTCCCCGCCTACATGGCGCCCTAGCAGCGAAATCCCCCGGCAACCTTCAGCGAGGTTGCCGGGGGATTTCTTCGCACCACCACATGCTGGGCCGCGCTCCTCGTCGCCTTCAACAAAGCGCGGCCAGGCGCAGACTATACCACAACGTCCGGGTCCTGAGGAAGCCGGGACAGCGAGCAGTTCGACGTCGTCCGCTCCAGGGCCGCCACACGCTGAAAGATCTCGCCATGATCCATGCGCGCCGACAAGGCGAGACTGTCAAGCTTCCGTCCGAACTCCGCATCCGTCTCACGACGCACCCGGGACTCCGCCGCCAACGCGTCCAGAACCAGGTCAACCCTGCCCTGCACCGCCGTCAGATCATCACGCAGATTCGTCCCGTGACTGTTCGTCGTCTGCTCCGCAGCCTGCTCCGCAGCAACCTTGATGGCGGCGATCGCCTTAGCCTGCTCCTCCCGCTCAGAGCGGGAACGAGATCGGCCGATCATGATACCAGATACCATCGCGGTCACCGCCGTGACAAGGGCTGCGGCTGCGTTGATCATCTCGGCGTCCCACCACCAAGGAGCCAACAGATGCCCTTACTGAGCCTCGTCAACCGGAGCGGCAGGAGCCTTGTAGACGCCGCCCGTGTGGAGGAACGCCACCACGCCGGTCAGGACACCGATCGCCGCAGTGACCGCGTCGGCGACGTGGGCCACATCCTGGGGGGTGAACAGGTTCGTGGCCAGGCCAACCGCCAGCAGGGCGCTGGCGAGCCCGTAGAACGCCTTACGGCGCTCCGGAGTAAGCCAACCAGCCAGGGTAGTACGGTCAGTGGTCAGAGCAACACGCTTGCCCATACTCTCACATCCTTACAGTAGTACCGGAACCCGACAAATGTCAGGCCGCCTTCTTGGAGGACTCCTCAACAGCCTTCTTGACGGCAGCAAGATCGGCGCTCATCCCGTTCACGATCTTCTCAATGTCATCCAGCCGGTTGTACGCCGACTTCTTGCCACCCTCCTGCAGAAGCGCCTCAACGCGCTTCACAGCCGCCTGCGTCTCAACGAGCCGCAGATAGAGATCCCCCGCATACTTCACCCCAGCCTTCCCAGGGGTGACAGCATCAGCAATAGTCTTCAGGTAGTCAACAGCAGCAGGCATAGCGAGCCAGTCCTCATCAGTAGAAGTGTTGTTGGCGAGCCCGAGAACATCGGGCCGGTAGCAGACATTCAGATCCAGGTCGTTGTCCCAGCCGGGGGCGCGCCCCTCGCCGGTGTACTGCCACGCCAGCGTCCACCAGCCGTGGCTGAACGGCGCGTACGGGCAGTCCGGGGTAGCCGGCACCTGGGGCGCCGTAGACGGGTAGCCGGCAGCCCACAGCCAGTAGTCGTTCGACACGCCCTCCCAGTCCCCGTTCTCGGCGACCGACGCGGGCATGTAGATGAACGGCTTGATACCCGTCCGCTCATGCACCTGGTCGAGGAACTGGCGGGCCCACGAGTAGTCGTAGTAGGCGCCGTCGTCCTCCCAGTCCAGGTACAGGAACGGACGCCCGTCAAGGTACGGCCGGATCGCCGCCACGAACGTGTCGACCTCCTCACCCACGTCGTTCGCCGACGGCCACGCGAAGTGGTAGAAGCCGAGGCGGGCACCCATCGCGAGCGCCTGGGAGGCGAAGTCGTCCTTGCACGGGTCCTCGTACCCGGACCCCTCAGACGCCTTCACAACCACGTAGGAGGCCCCCGTGGGCGCCAGCGACATGCCGCGCTGGTGCATGGACACGTCAATGCCGAAAGCCCGCCCAGCAGCCCGTGGGACGGCCTGGGCCCCACCACCGGACAGGCCCCTGTAGCGCAGGCACGTAGACCAGGACGCCGACACGGTCAACGGGTGAGACCCGTACCTCACCAGGCGGGACTCGCCACCACTGTCATCAGCAGCAGAACCATCACCACCGTCACTACCGTAAATACTACCGGCCGAGTCAATCCACGCCTCCGCAACCAGAGGATTCCACGGGTCGAACGAATCATCCTCGTCACGGACAACCATCGCCACGTGGCCACCCTCACCGGTGGTGCGCAGCAGCAGGTCACCCACAGTGAAGCCCCCGTCCGGGGTGCTGCCCGTCCAGGAGTCACCAATGTCCTCGAAGCCGCGCGCCTGCCCCTCCTGCCTGAGGGACTCCGTCCACGTCGAACGGGGGAACAGGGCGGGGCGTACCCCCTCGCCGAGGCACTCGTGGAACGCAATGTTGTAGGCGCCCGCGACACCGGCGGAGCAGTCCATCTCCCCGGGGCCCTTGAGCCAGCCCTGCCAGTCTGACGCGTCATAGGCGGACCACCGGTTCGGCTGACTGTATCCCACGCCACCGTAGTCCCAGGTGCGGCACCAGTACCGCATCTCGGACGCGGCGTACTCGTTGACCGCGGTCACTCCCCGGCCCCGTTCTCCTTGGAGAGGGAGTCGATCCGCTCCTGGGCGATCGCGAGGTTCGCCGTAGCGGTCACAAGCTCCTCCTCCACCCGGGCCAGACGCTCGCGGTACGAGACGACCAGGCGCTGAAGAACCTCGACCTGGCGCCCCAGGTCCTCACTGGTGGGCGCATCACTCATGCCATTAATCCTATCACTCGGTTGGTACAGGCGGCTCATACAACCACCGCAGATCCTTCGGGTCAGTCACGACGTCCCCGTCCTGGGTGGGGGCAGGCCGCATCGCCGGCGCCTCCACAGGAGGATGATCGCGATCAAGCGTGCGCGTGTGATCCGCCCGCCGGACCGCCTTCACCAGCCACGATACCGTCACCCCAGGCTCACCGTGCACCGTGAACCGCCCCATGACCACCCGCGTCGCCCAAGGCGACCCGGGGCCCGAGCAGAGCACCGCAAGAGGAAGATCAGGCCGATACAGAGCATTGAAGTAGTCGGGGAGCACCACCTCCACGGCCCCGTCCTCCCCGACCGTCACCGTATCCCAGTACTCAACGCCCGGCCACGGCGACTCCGTGCACGAGTGCATCAGCATCTTGCCGTACGGGTCAAGCGGGTGCTCAATAATGAATGTCTTGTTGTTGGCGCCGAACTTACCGAAAACCCACGTGCTACCCGCGACGGTAATATTATAGTTGTCGTGGTGCCCCTGCAGGATCTGCACGAAGTGGCTGCTGGACGCCAGCTCGATCATCTGCCCCCTCGTGTCCTGGGACGTGTACTGTCGCATGGAGCAGTTACTGTCCCAGGACAGGTAGATGCCGTCCTTGTTACCTCGGAGACCGAACGTGCCAGACGAGTAGCGGCCACTCCTGACAAAGAAGTTGTCGTACCCGCTGTACAAGGCGCCCCTGCCGTTGGCTTGCAGGTACACGCCGTCGGAGTCCAAAAGAACCGCGCCCCCCCTGGAAACTGACGAGACTATCGCTATCCTGTTCTCAGACAGCTCGAAGCGCGGCGCCTCCCCTGCCCTCCGGGAAGGGGCCTGGAAGTCAAGGCGTGGCATGCCGGAAGCATTCTCCACGATAGTGATAGAACCGGCCATGGTGTATGGGTTGTTCCGGCGCTGGAACTGGATGCCGACACCCACGCGGCGCCCGTCCCCGCCGATATCCGTATTCGTGTCATTCGCTTTCAGGTCAACGAAGTTGGACCACGACCACGAGTCGCTGATGCCGACCTGCCCGTCAATCCAGATCGTCCCGTCATTGTTGATGGACAGCGTGTTGCGGTTGTTCTTGTCCCACACGTACATGCCGTCCGAGGAGATCGCGATACGCGGGTACTGGCCGTACTTCTTCGTCTGGAACAGGGCGCCGGTGATCACCATGCCGTCGATCGCCCCGGCCCTCACCTCATCAGCAATCACATGGTGGGCCTCGATCATGCCGGCCTTCAGCTTGCCGAACTCGCCCTCCTTAGCGGTGATGATCCTAGTCCAGATCTTCTGGATGATCGCTTCGTTGATGAACGCGGTACCCGTGACCGTCAGCTGGTCCGTGCTGATGTTTATGAACCGCTGGATGCCCTTCGCGGCGTCCACGGCGGCCTTGACGTCACCGGTCGCCTGGGACTCGTCCTCAGTCCACTCCCACCCGTAGCGGCCGTGAACGATCTTCGAGTCCGGGGCAGTCTTGTTCCCGCCCGGGTTCGTACGCTCACCCGGCGGCATCCCCGCCCCGGGCCAGGGAATATACTCGGTAGCCTTCCCACCCATGTCAGGACGCCCTGATAATGAAGTTCAACACAATATACGGGGGCATGTTGTTGTGAGGGTTACCCACACCCGTCGGGGCCGCATGAAGATTCGGCGTACCTGCGCCCGTGAAGTTCGTGACCGTCGTCCACCCCGACCCGGCACCAAGATTCGTCTTCTCCAAGCCACCCTTGAACGAGACCCCCACGCCCTCGAGGATGTGAGTGTGAGAAGGCATCTCATCTATGAGCAGAGTATGCCGCTGCTCACCGCCCTTGGAGCCCATCTGACCAAACGTCATATGGTTGTCCGACACGCCCACCGGGACGCGCGTACGCAGGTCGGGGATGCTGAAGTGGGTGGCGTCCTCCGCGCCGTACAGTGTGCCAATCGCCTTGAACAGGTCAGGGTACGTCCCCCTGTCCAGGGACTGCCCCTTGCACAGCAGCCACCCGGCTGGCGTCGCCAAACCGGCGTACGGCATCAGCGCGCCGATGGGCACCTTGCCGCCGGCGCTCTCGGCGAGGTTGGTCGCGTTCGCGATCCCCGCCTCGATCGTGTTCAGGTGGGCGGCCATGATCGGCGTATCACCAGCAGGATAGTCCTGCCAGTTCGCCCTGGCCCGCTGGTAAGGCACTACTCCTCCTTGTTTCCGCGCTTGCTGCACCGGAAGATACGACCATCCGGAGACACCCAGAGACTCTTCCCGACAACGCCGCGCGATGGCGGCCACGCACTGTCAATGATATCCCCGGACCTGCCCATCTTCACGAACATTTCCAGGATCTCCTTACGGGTAGCCTTCGACAGGGCGTCCCCTTTCTTCAGGGCCTCCTCAACGGACTTGTTGATCACATCCGGGTCCACCGCGGCAGTCAGGGTGATCGACTCACTAGCCCCCCACCCGGACTCATTCCCCGTACGGTCCACCGCATACAAGGCGACCGACAGGGTCTCGTTCAGGGGCAGGCCCGCCAGGATACACTGGCCGCCCCGGACCAGGGAGCCGCGCACCACCAGGGCCCCGTCAGCAGGCGCCTTCACACCCACGCTCAGGTAGGACAGGTCCGCAGGCATACCCCCGCCGTCAGCGGACTTCCCGTCCCACATCACCACGAGAACACCCTGACGCTGCGACAGGGACGGCTTCGACGGCCTCGGCGGCGGAGTCACGTCCGTCGGCATGAGCACATCCAGGGCCTGCGACCACTCAGACACGACACCATCCGCAGACACGGCCTGCACCTGGAACCGGTACAGGACACCCGGGTCCAGGTTCGGGAAGTCGCAGCTGTTCGGCCCCACCACCTGGATCGGCAGGGCCGCGCGCCGCGTCGTCCCGTCCGTGCCGGTCACCTCGTGGGAGCAGGCGACACGGTACTCGCGCACGTCAATCGCCACGCCGCGCTTGTCCACCGTCACCGCAGCCCACGTCAGGCGGACAGCCCCGTAGTAGCCGCCGCCCGACTCGGTCGGGACGAGCACACCGGAGCCGACCACACCCAAAGGCTTGGCAGGCACGCGCCTGTCAGCCGGCTTGGACGGCCGCACCCCGGACCCCGACGTCGCCGCCAGGCCGGCGATACCCTTCGTCTTCTTCGCCAGCCTGGACAGGTAGTCCTCCAGGACCGTCCCGAACGTCGTGTGCCCACTGATCCCGGACGAGTTCAGAGTCACAGACACCTGCATCACACGGAGCCGCTCCAGGCCGCTGGAGCGCTCCACACGCATCCAGTCCCCGACCTGGTAGTCCACCCACGGCAGCAGCACACCCTCCACGCCGAGGTCCCAGTCACGCTTCACCTCCTGCTCAGGGTGAGCGCCACTGACGAGCGTCTTCTGGGCAATGATCCGGGCAGTCGCCTCCTTCTCCACACCGCCCGCAGACACGACCTTCTCCGTGCGCCTCAGACCCACCGGCGCCTCACTGTTATGGAACCGCCACCTGTGCGTGCCCTCACCATCCACGAGGACGTCCGTGCACATCTCCTGCCACGTCACAGCCTCCTCCGCCGAGGAGGAGCCGTTGAACAGCCGCCACACCCGGTAGTTCGAGGCCGCCATCACCGTGTCATTGTTGAACAGGGACAGGGTGCGGCCGTCCCACCGGTAGTCCATGATCCCCAGGTCGTACAAGGACTTCACCAGGGACAGCAGGTCAATCGTCGGGTCGTAGGCGATCGTCATGATCGACTTCCACTTCGCCCCAGCCGCGTCAGCGGACGAAGAACCCCGCAGGGTCAAGGCCTTCCCCCAGCCTCGGGCCACCGCGGCGTCCCACACTGTCCTGACGATCGTCCCGGAGTTCACGGACAGGAAGTTCCACTTCCCATCCGCGTCCTGCGCCGTCTTTGGAGGATCCCACACCAGGGCCCCCTGAAGATGGTGACTGATGTGCACACACTCCGCCCGCCGCGACTCGGTTCCGTCAGCCAGGAGGTTCCGCTCCACCTTCGTCGTGATGAACCTGGCGCCGGGTGGCTCAACCCAGGAGGCCCCGTTGTCGGACGTGTACTCGACAGCAAGCTCGATCTCCCCGTCAAGCAGGTCGCCCCGCACACCCCCGGCCACCGGGTAGGACACGGTCAGGGTCGGCTCCTCGTTCAAAGGCGACGTGAGCGTCATCTCAAGGACGTCCGGCATAGGGCCGACACGGCCGCCGTCCGGCCAGTAGGCGACCAGCCGCAGCCCGAAACCCGAGGCAGTGGCCACTGTCAGTAGCACCTCCCCGCACGGATCCGGATCACGGAGCCACCAGAGGCGGTCACCTTGAACGTGCCACTACTGTCGGGGGTGATCGCCCACCCGTACGGCGGGATCGATAGGGACCCCGACCAGTCCTTCCCGGCCGTACCGAAATCAGTGTTCGTGAATGTTGCCGTGTAGGCGGACGTGTCGATCACCAGGTGCGAGTAGCCTGCCTGCACCGTCCCGTTCCACGACACGGTGCCGCCCGAGGCCACATCCTGGACAGCGATCACGCCGGTCGGGGACGTCACGTCAATCAGGGCCCCAGTCACAGGCAGAGGAGACCCCTTCAGGGCGGACAGGTCCGAGGAGGCCATCGTCGCCGGCTGCTCGTCACGCCACACGCCCTCAACACCCTCGAACACCAAGGACGCTTCCAGCATGTTCTCATGGTAGTAGAAGGTAGGCTCCACGCTGCCGGTCAGGCGCACCAGGGCCTGCCTCCCCACACCCCCCGGAGGCCGGTGCTGCATCATCACAGGGGAGCCGACACGGCCCGTACACCCCATGAGGGCGTGCCAGTTCCTGTCCAGGCCGCCGCGCCCCTGCCCACCGTCCTGCACCACGATCTTCACGGTCACCTGGAACGGGTCAACAGTCCTTGTCGGCAGAGGCAGCACACCCGACCGGTACGGGACAGTCACCGACGGGGCCCTGGCCGCCGACACGGACGGCAGCAGCGTCTCAGACGTCACGAACCAGCGTCCCGCCGGATCATCCAGAGGGACACCACCAATGTAGTACTCCGACGCCACCACTGTCACCTCAGGTAAGGGCGCGCCCGCACCTGAGCCCTCACGCCAGAGAACCCGATATTCCCATCGCCGCCGGGCAGGAGCATCCACTCGTCCTCCAGCACGAGGCCAGCACTGGCGTCCACGCCATCCCTGAAGTCGAACGGCTTGGCTGAAAGGAACGCGAGCCTCCTGGCCGTGTCGATGTTCAGGTTCGCGTACCCGCGCGGGTCCCCGAACCAGTAGAGGTAGCGTCCGCTCCCCCAGTCACCCAGGGACACGCCGGACTTGAATGTGGAGAAGCAGATGAGCGCCTCCGTGATCGGCCTGGTCGAGCCAGCGAACTTGCCGGCCCCAGCCTCCTCGGTCTTAGCGGCCGACGCACGCATCCCGTAGTCATCCACAGTGAAGCCCGCCAGGACGAGCGTCTTCCCGGAGCCGTCCGGGCCGAGAATCCGGACGCGGTCAAGGTGGGCGGGAGCATCCGCAGCCTCCGTTCCGACTGTCGCGCCCAGGGTAACGCCGCCCCGCATCGGTGACAGGAACCTCTGAAGCCGCCACCACGCCTCGTCACTCTCCCCGACACCACCATCCACGGCAAGAACGGTCCTCTGCTCCGGGGGCGAGTAGTTCCAGGGGGAGGTGACAAGCACGGACTGCTTCCCGGGCAGCAGCTGCGGCAGGTACTCGCCGACACTGGTAGCCGCCTGATACATCTCAGAGACGACGACCCACCCTGTCTGCCCCTCGTCGAGGGCCTTCCCGTTGAACGTGTACGCAGCCATTACGGCTCCTCTCTCACAAGGCCGCGGCCAGGCGGATACCGGACGCCACCTTGTCTCGAATACTTGAGTCGGACTCCTGCACAGGATTGTACTGGTTGATCGTCACAGACGCCCCGCTCTTCGCGAACCCGCCACCATCCACCTCATGGTTCACGGTCATGTCACCGATACGGCCCGTCAGGCCACGCAGAGACGCCTTCACAGACGGCTCCTCCTCCTCAATACCGGTCACCAGGCCCTTGATCAGAAGGCGGCCCGCCGGCCGCAGAATACGCCGATCCACAGGGGCCGGCCCCTTCCAACGGGGCAGCATCCTCGTCAAACCACCCAGAGTGGAAGACACCCGCCCGAACATGCCGCGGATACCGTTGATGAACCCGCTGATCAGGTTACGGCCGGCCTGGATCAGCCACTGGCCGGCATTGGAGAAGAACCGCCTGACCATGTTCGGGAAGTTCCTGATCAGGTTGATCGCACCGGTCACACCCATCCGGATGGCGTTCAGAGTGAACGTCCACCCAGTGCGGGCGATCGACGCCACAACCTGCCACAGCGTCGTCATGATCGTCCACACTATCGTGCTGAACCACTGGAACAGGCCAACCACAATATGGACGCCGCCACTGATGATCCCGGAGATGAGCGACCACACGCCGGAGGTAATGTTCTGGATACCCTCCCACACCTCAGACCAGTCGCCGTGAAGAATACCGAGGAACACCTGCAAGTTACCCTGGATGATCTGGAGGGCGCCGGTCACGATGCCCTTGATGATCTCCCAGACACCAATCACGATGTCCTTCATGCCGTTCCACAGGCCGTTCCAGATCGGCTCCAGCCACTCGATCATCGCGTCGATCGACTGGAACATCGGCAGACCGAACTCCTGCCAGAACTGGCTGATCGCTTCCCAGCAGCCGGAGAACGCGGGCACGAGCTCGTTGTTTACCCAGTCGGTCACGGCGGTCACGGCCTCCCCGATGGCGTTCCTGACCTGCCCCCAGTGGCGGGTGACAGCGTCACGGAATATCTCACTGTTCGTCCACAGAAGCACGAACACGGCCACGAGAGCCATGATGGCGGCAACCACGAGAGCGGCCGGCCCAATGACACCCAGCAGGGCCGGCCCGAGCCCCTCGACACTCGTTAGGATCGGCACCAGGGTCGAGGCCAGGGACAGCAGGCCCGGCAGCATCCCCAGGACCGCTTGGAAACCGAGGAACGCGACCACCAGACCTGTCACAAGACCGGGAGACTCCGTAAGCTTGTTGATAAGCGGGATCAGGAAATCATCAATCAGCTTCGTGATGAACGGGGAAAGCTTCTCAATAGCGGCCACCAGCCAGTCACCCAGAGCAGTAGCCAAGGGCGCGAGCGCCTCCAGCAGACGCGACACCGGCGGCCCAAGCTTCTCAAACGCCTTCGCCAGAACCTTCCCCACCGTGCCGGCCAGGGCCCCACCCAGCGTCAGGATCGACCCCAGCAACTGACTCACCTGCGGGGCAGCCCCCTGCAACGACGTCAGCCCCTGGTTCAGGCCGGCGAAGAAGTTCGCAACACCGGTCCCGAACTCGCGGCTCCCGAGGACCTTCGCCAGGAACTGCCAGGCGTTCCCTGCGGCAATCGACCCGTCAACCATGGACTTCCTCAACGTCCACGAGAAGGCGACAACGTCGTCACTGGACCTCCGCAGCGCCTCGGTCAGGGCGTTCATGCCGCCCGCGGCGCCCGCGAAGATGTTCGCCAGGATCGTCTGACCCTTGATACTGTTGAGGGCCTTCGCGAACCCGTTGATGCTCTTCTCGGCCCGCTCGATCGTGTACCCGCCCTTGTCGGCGGCCCTGAACACGCCGGCGATCGCGGACCCCAGGTCACGCATGATACGGCCGGCACGGCGGGCAGCCTCCGCACCCCGGGAGATCGCGGCCTCGATACTGCCGTCCCCGGCCGCCCGGTGCGCCCAGGCGGCGAACTTGTCACCCAGGTCGGAGAACCAGTCCGCCAGGCGAGGCAGGTACCTGGAGCCGACCTCCCCGATCGTCACCAGGCCCTCAGTGAACGACCCGAACCCGCGTGTGGCCCTCCTGGCGCCCTCGGCCGTGTTCACCAGGGACGCCTCCAGCTGCGGCAGGTGCCCGTGAACCGCGTTCGCGACGGCGGCGGTCCACTGCCCCTGCGCCCTAGCCAACTCAGCCAACTGGGTGTTCAGGATCGGCATCGCATCGGAGGCGAGCGAACGGATCGCGCCCTCGGCCTCAGACCAGAACGCCGAAGAGAAGTTCTTCCGCACCTCCTTGAACGCGTCACCCACGTCCTCCAGGTGATCCTTCGCGTCCTTCAAGGAAAGAATCAGGGTCGCGGCCCCGGTCGCCATCCCCATGAAGATACCTGGCAGGGCCAGGCCCGCCGGGACGATACCAGCCAGGACACGCAACAGCGCCCCCAGAGTCCCCACCAAGGCCGTTACGGCAGACCCCATGGCCAGGGCGCCGGACACCACCACACCCATGGTCAGCGCAAGCTTGTCCATGTTCTCGACAACGTCCTTCGCCTGCCGCGCCCAGTCGGACAGGGCCCGGTAACCGGACAGGCGACTGAAGTAGGCCTCCACCTTCGCCAGAGCCGCGCTGTCTGCGACAGCCTGGAAGTGGACGTACCGTCGGCGCCCCAGCCACGCGAACTTCGCCCTGGCCTTGCCCGTGTCCGCGTCCGCGTTCACGGTCACCTTCGTGTCCAAGCGGCTGAGTTTCCGCTTGATCTTGCGGTAGTCGGACTCATCCAGGTGAGGGTGGATCTTCACCTTCTCACCCAGTTTCTTGATGCGCGCCTGCACGCGCTTGTAGGAGGTCTCGTCCAGGCTGAGCCGGATCTTCACGCCGCCCTTGTCGAGCGCCTGCTCCTGGGCCTTGACCTTCTTTGTGTCCAGGACCGGTTTGATCTCCGCGGTGGGCCAGTCCTGGCGGCGTAGCTGCTCACGGATCCGGGTCATCCCGGCCTTGTCGAGGCGGGGGATGACTTTCGTGTCGGCCTCGCTGAAGGCTTTCCAGGCCTCGGTCAGGGACTTGCGTTCGACCTTCGGCTTGACCTTCGGTGAAGCGGACGCCCCGCCCAGGCGTTTGATGCGTTCCTGGGCACGTTTGTAGGAGGCGTCGTCGAGCCGTACCTTCGCCTTGACTGTCGCGTCGAGGCGCTTGATCTGGTCCTGCGCCTTCTTAAGGGACGTCTTGTCCAGGGCGACCTTGATCTTCGTGGTGGCGTCCAGGCGCTTGATGCGCTCCTGGATCTGTTTGACGTCCCCGTCGTCGAGGACGAGGCCGACGGGCAGGTCGAAGTCGGTGGCCTCCCTGACCTTCCTGAGCTTCTGCCTCAGTTCCTGGGCGAACTTCGTGAGGTCCGGGGCGACCTTGACACCGAGCTTACCGACAATCCCCTTGGGCACAGTTCACCACCTATCAGGTCAGCCTATAGAAGAGAGTATAGCAGCGACACCCTGACTGTCAGACGAGGAGACCGGCTCCCGCTGGGACGGAGGAGACGGCCGTGCAGCATACTCCGAAGGCCGCAGAGAGGCCTTCTGCTGCGCGCAGGCCCGCAGAGTCAGCACGGACACGTCCGTCAGGTCGGCCCGCTGCCTCTCGGCCACGGACCAGCCGAACCACTTCTCGCCGCCGAGCAGGGTCCGCGCCCGCCACAGCGACCGGGGCTCGTAGGGGAGCCGGGCGACGAGACCCTCGACGAGAGACACCCGGATGCTGGTGTCACGGCCGTCCACGCCGTACAGGGCGTACAGGTCGGCGTCAGCATCCGGGTTCTCGTCGAGGAAGAGCCTCAGGTCTCGTCGCCGAGCAGTTCCCCCAGGAACGCCCCGACGACCTCGATGACCTTCCCGAGACCGTGCTTGCGGTAGAAGGCCGTGTACGCCTCCTCGTCGGTCAGATAGGACTCCTCGACCTCCTCCATCATCCGCTGGACGACGTCGAGGGTCACGTCGCCGCCGGGCTCGATACCGGCGGCGGCGAGCAGCCGCATCGCCTGGGAGGGCTTCAGGGTGCGCGGGTCCACGAGCAGCTCGTGGCCCTCCACCTCACTGAACTCCGCGGGCGGCGGCGCCTCTGTCTTCTTGTCTGCCACAGTGTGCTCCTATGCTGGCGTGCCCCTTCGTGGTTGGGTTCCTTCCGCCCGGGCCGGGAGCACACCAAGGCGGCCCGGGCAGAAGGAGACTCGTCAGGCGGTGACCGTGAACTTCGTGGCGGAGGCGCCGCGGCCCTTGCCGTTGATGACGGCGACCTCGCACTCGCCCAGGGCGACCCGGGGGACGGTGCAGGTGATGACCGTGGACGACTTCTTCGTGAACACGGCGCGGACACCATCGAACGTGACCTTGCGGGTGCCGTCGAAGTTCGTGCCGGTCAGGGTCACGGACGCGCCGATCTTGCCGGTGGTCGGCTTCATCCCGGTGATGGTCGGGAGGGCGGTGGACGTGCCGGTCACGGTCCTGGGCTTGAGGTAGTGGACCGAAGCCTTCCCGGACGGCGGGGTCAGGATGACGCCCTTGATCTTGATCTCGGTGAAGTTCTCCTTGTCGAGGGTGGGCATGTCACCGGACAGGTTCACCTTCCGCAGGAGGATACCGGAGACCAGCATGCCCTCCTCCATGACGATCAGGATCGCCTTGTCGATGCTGCCCGACAGGACCAGATCGTAGCCGTCGGTGGAGTCGACATAGGTCGAGCCGGGGAACGCGACGTTGATCGTGTCATCGCTCATGGACACGGACGAGATCGTCACGTTCGTCGTCTTCGTCGCACGCGTGCTGCGGGCGTTCTTGCGGTCCCACGTGTCCTTCGTGGACGTGTCGCCACCGTCGGTCTCGAACTCGATGAGGTTCTCGGACGACGTGTCACCGATCCACGTCCACCCCTGGGGCTCCAGGGTGGTGCCGTCACCGAAGGTGTACGACCACAGGTCAGGGGCGGCGGCGTCAACGTCACCGACGTAGACGTGCCCCATGCCCGCGATCTGGATCTCATTGTCGGCGTTGCTGGTGTTCGCCATTTCTCAGCCTTCCCGTGTCGTCGAGCGCACCACGGCCACCGCGGTGACATTGAACTCATTGTAGTCTGACGTGTTGAACTGGAGGCCCCCGAGGAACGGGTACCCCATCTCCAGGTAGGAGATCATCCCGCCGGCCAGAGGGGTGCCGTCACGCCATATCCGGTTCATCCCCACCATCAGCGCCTGCGCCATGGACTCGGCCGTATGGGCGTCAGGGTGCACCACGTACCAGCGGACCCGCAGGCGGACCGCAGCACCGAACGGCCCCTTCTCAAGGGTGTCGGTGGAGTACACCTGGACGACGACGAGAGGCCCCTCGGTGTCGTCCACGTCGGGGCGGATATCGACCTGCGCCTCCGTCAGGACGGTGGCGCCCTTGCAGGCGAGGCGGGTGGCCTCGACCATGAGGGTCAGTGGCATCACCGGGACGTGCTCCAGGTACCTGCCCATCAGAAGCCCCCGTGCCTGCGGACGACGTTGCGGAACACGCCGATGCCCTTGACCCACTTCCGGCCGGGCTTGCCGCGCTCGCCAGCGTAGTGGCCCATCTCCGTGTTCCAGTCGTAATCCAGGTCATCGATCTCGATGTGCCAGTCCACCTTCTCCTGGTGCATGGTGACCTTGGCGAGGAAGCGGCCGGTGTGCACGTGCTGGGCGGCCTCCGCCTTCACCTCGGCGAAGATCTTCGCGGCGGCGGCGGCGAACTCCGGCTGCCTGGAAGCCACAGCAGCGATGTCCTCATGCGTCCTCTCGTCGTCGTAGACGGTGATGTCGCCGCTCACTTGGACTCCACCCCGACCGCATCGATACGGACCTTGTAGTGGGAGGTCATCGGGGACGCCCCATAGTGGACGGCGGAACCCGCCTGCTGGTAGGTGAGGTCATCCGCCCCCTCAGGGCCGTTGATGACACGGATCTTGCTGTGGGGGCCGCCCGGCCAGTGTCCGCGCCCGTACACGACGCGCACGGTCTCATCGAAGAGCCCCTTCTCCACGGTCCTCGTCTCACTGGCGCGCAGGGCCGAACCGGAGGACGGCTGCACGAGAACCTTGTCCATGACCACGGGGGTGCCAGGCACGTAGCGGCGACCCGTAGGCCCGTCCTCCACCGCCATCGGCGTCACCTCGACCGTGTGAGGCCCGTCCTCAAGGAACCGGCGGCGCCGGGGCTTGTACGCCCCCGCCATCACCAGTCACCCCACGGAGTCACCCCGGCCAGGTCGGACGGCGGAGGGTCAGCCGGATCCTGGCGGCCCATCGTCTGCACCCAGGAGCCCTCCTGATGCAGGCCCCTCCGGTACTGGAGGTACCCGTCACCCTCGGCGGTCATGGCGGTCCACCCGCCGGGGTGCTCCACCAGGAGAGCCATCTCCGCGGGACGCACCTCCAGCAGGCCGGAGGCGATCGCCGTGTTCACGCTGTACGTGTAGGAGCCCTCGGTCTCATACTTCAGGACACCGCCGGCGGGGGCACGCAGCACACGGCACACACACTCCGCCTCGATCCTCTTCAGGACAGTCTCGTAAGGCTTCCTGGCCTTCGCCCGGTCTAGGGCGTCCGGGACGGTGAGGAGGATACTGGCCTCAACATAGTCGAGCATCGGCTGCACGTAGGGGACCTCATCCGTAGGGTCGGGGTCCCGCAGAAGGGCCGCTTTCACGTCCTCCAGCGTCGCAACCGTCATGCCAGCATCCTCCTCACCATCATTCTCAGGGGACCGCGCCCGGGCCTGTGGATCAGGGCTTCTTCTTGAAAACGGCGAAGGCCTTCGGGTCGCGAATGCACCAGCCGAAGATGGCCTCGGCGAGGAACGCCCGCTCGTTGTGGGCGAACAGGTCGTGGCCGAAGCCGTACTCCTGGGCCTGACGCATCTCAATGTCCATGACGTTGCCGATGACCAGGTTGTTCTTGAAAGAGCCGCCGACCATGACGACGGCGGTCTCCTCGACCTTGGCCTTCTCGTAGCCGCCGACAGCGGACGTGAAGTGGATGGGCAGGCCGAGGAACATGCCGACCGGGTCGGCGAGGTTCGCGGACGCCTGGAAGAGCGGGCGGCCAAGAGTGTCGGACACGCCGAGGATCTTGGTGCGCACGTTCTTGCGGGCGACGAACGAGTCGATCTCGAAGTCCTCGTTCGCGGCCTCGACTGCGTCCACGCCCTCCAGAGCCTTCTTCAGGAGGGCGTCGGGCTTGGTGTCCGCGTAGTCGATGACGACCTGGTTGGCGCTGGCGGAGACGATCGGGGTCTGGTCCGCGAGGACGTTGCCGGTGATCGCGTCCTTACCGTGGAGGATCGCGTTGTCCATGGCACGGCTGATCGAGTCGGACAGCTGCTGCTGGAGATCGAGGTAGGCGGCCACGGGGGAGTGACGGATGACCTCCTCGGAGAGGACAGCGCCGGCGGCGACCTTGATCGGGGAGATCTTGCGGACGTCGAAGTTCAGGTTGACCGTCGGCTTGACGGCGCCCTCAGCGACGACTCCGGCGGTGGCGTGGCCCATCGGGAAAGGGAGGACCGCGCCGGAGAGGGTGACGGGCCGGGTCTGCGCCAGGGTCTGCATGACGGACCCCTTGTAGGCGTTGGACCAGATGCCCGCGATGACCTCGGGCGGGAAGACTCCCTTCTTCTCGCCCGAGAGGAGCTTCTCAAGTGTGTGGGACGCGGCGGCCGGATCTGGCATTTCGCGTTATCCTTCCTGCGTGTCAGGACAGGCCGAAGAACCCGGCGGCCTGCTCCTCAATGTTGGTTGTCCCCATAGTATCAGAATTCATGATCGGGTCCCTTGGGACTGATACGGGCTTCTTATCCCCGTTCCCGCCTCGCAGAGAGGACAGGAGAGCGGCCTTCTGCTGCCAGGAGCCGGGGTCTCCGTCGAGGAGGACGGCGTACTCCCGGGTGAGACCGGCGTCGGAGAGGATGCGGGACCGCTTGTCCTCCAGGGCCTGCTTAGCGGCCTCCTCCCGCTCGGCCCGCATCTCCTGGAGAGCCTGCTCCAGGGCCGCGATACGGTCGTCAGCAGACCTGCCCCCAGAGGCCGCGGGGGCCTCCTGGGCGGTCTCGGGGGTGGGCGCCTGCACCGGGGGTGCCGGGGCGGGCTCGGGGGCCTCCACGGGCTCCACGGGGGCCTCCCGGGCGGCCTCGGGGGCGGCCGGCGGCGCGGCCGTCTTCTGGATGATCGTCTCCATGTCAGTGTCCTGGGCGACCTGCCTCGCCCCGCTGGTGCTGTCAGCCATTTGTGCGCTCCTTACGTGCCGCTGACTTCTGCGCCGACCGCTTGCCGCGGAGGGCCCTGTCCATCGCCGACCGCGCCTCAGCCCCGTGAAGGTCCTTACCGCGGACGACCCTGTCGTAGACACCCGCATACCGTGCGGCTGCCTTCTTGCCCGGCCATGACCGGCTGGTGAACACCGGGACGACCGTGCAACGGTCCCCGTAGTGGTAGGCGAACGCGGCCGTGCCCTGCGCCTTGTAGACTGGGCCGCGGCCGGCGAGCATCGCACAGAACCCGCAGGGCCCGTGGCGGCCGGGGTGCACGACCCTCGCCCACGCGAACGCCTTCAGGATCCGGCGTCCCTGCCGGTCCCGACGGAACCGGTCCGGCAGGTTCTCGACTGCCAGGGGGGCCTTCTCCTGGACGATCTGCCGGAGATGCGGCTCCGACTCGATCTCCTCGACGGCCTCGCCGACACGGTCAGCGATCTTCCCGAACGCGTCGTCGAGGGCCTTGCGGCGGCGTGCAGCCCGCTCCTCCTTGGTCTCAAGGTGGGGGCGCCCCTCCTCCGCGGCCTTCTTCTCGGCCTTGCGACGCCGCTTCTCTGCCTTCTTCTCGGCCTTGCGGGCCTTCTTGGCCTGCTCCTTGGCGGCCTGCCGGCGAGAGACCTTCTGCTCCTCCTCGACCGCCTGGCCGGCCGCAGCCCGCCGGGCCGCCTTCCGCACCGACGGCGGGAACGTCCTCAGGTCGTGCTCAAGACCGTCCAGGTGCTTCCGCAGGCCGTCCGGGTCCGGCGGCGCCTCCATCACGGCCCGGGCGACAGCCTGCCTGCCCGCAGCCTCCACGTGATGCTCCAGCACGCGCTGCACGGCAGCCTCGTTCCCCCTGCGCAGGCCACCGGGGACCTCCCGTAGCCCCTGCCGCAGAGCCCGCCGACTGTAGGGGGACTGGCGGGGCACCCACGCCTCGTCACCGCCATGCTGCCGCGCCTGCCCACGCAGGAACAGGACACCGGCGGAGTGAGCCAGCCGCCGGTGCTCAACCACCTCATGGAACAAGGACTCCGCCACAGCGTCCGCGCCCGCAGCCGCGCTCTCAGTAGGGAGCGCCCGCAGCACGGACGACGCCCTGCGGCGGAACAGGATCAGGATCGCGTCCAGGAGGGCGCGGAACACGGCCTCAGTCACGCTTCCCCTTCACCGGCTTCTCCTCCGGCTCCTCAGCATCCTGAGTCTCGTCCTCGTCATCCGCGTCCTCAGGGGCAGACCGGTCAGCGACACCAGCCCCAGCCATCTCATCAACCTCCTGGCTGCGAGCATCCTCACGCTCACGCTGCTGAGGAGACAGCATCATGAAGTCCCGAGCGGTCTGCGCGGACAGGACACCCTGCGCCTGAGCCTGCAAGGCAGACGCCATCATCGCCGACACCGACGGAGCCGCGGCGTCACGCCACTGAACCTCCAGGGCAGTCGGCTCAACCAGGTCGAAGCCGCCCATCACACACACGGTACGGGCGATCCTCTCCAGACTGTCCGCGAACTGACGCTGCTTGTTCTCCGCCCTCGCGATCAGCCGGTCCTTCGCCACACGCAGCGCCTCCGCACTGGTCGGATTCGAGTCTGCGGACACACCCATCATCGACGGCGGAATACCAGTCATCGACGAGATCTGAAGCGCGTAAAGCTTGTAAATGTTCTGGATCGGCGTCATGTCCACGCCGGTCAGCTGCTTGATGTCCGACCCCTCCGGGGCCGCCATGATGTTCCCGATGTACGCCTGCATCGTGTCCGGCATACTGTCCAGGATCTCAGCGGAGTGATTCCCGATGAGGAGACGCAGCGGCCACGCGGCGACCTCCTGACCCACCTGAAGGTTTGTCAGCGTCCGGGAGGCGGCGTCAATGATCGTCGCCATCTCCGTCAGCTCGCTGCGCCCGTACTTGTCCTTGATGCGGGCCCGGTTGTACATGGGGATGATCGACGGCCCCCACGAGTCAAGACGGCCGGACCCGTCGGTCAGCCACTCCTGAGAAGAGTCGCCGCGCTTGTAGTAGACGACGCCGTCGGGCAGGTAGTAGGTCGCGCCGACGGTCTCCGCGTCCACACGGTAGACCGCCAGGCCCTCCAGGAGCCGCCCCTGCCAGTCCGTACGGACGCAGGCGTGCTTGGAGTCCAGGGCCCGAACATAGGGGTACTCGGACTCCCCGTCCGGAGGGGACAGCACCCAGAACGCCGCCCCGGTCGCGAGCGCCTCCGAGGCGGCCAGGTTGAACTGGGAGTCCATGTCGTTGTGCTGCCACGTCTTCTCGACCCAGCCGATCGGCTCCTGGTCCTCCTCGCAGGAGGTGATGAACCCGGAGGGGATGAGCACCTCGGTGAGGACATCGATCGCCATCTTCGCCCAGGGGGCCTGAACCTCCAGGACGCGGGCCTTCGGCGGCAGAGACACGCCAAGAGCGGCGACGCGGGCGCGCCCCTCGTAGTAGGCCTCCATGCCGCCCCGGGGGCGCAGGGCGCCGGACTCGAACGCCCTCATGAGGTTCTCGAAACTCATTACAGGTACGCCCTCCACTGTCCGACAGGCTGCTTCCTGGCCGCCCACTCCTTAGACGATAGGACGGCCCTATAGAGCATTCTAGCACCTATCATGCAAACCGCTAAGTCGATCTTCTTCGGCGACTTCGGCGACTCCTTCTTCACACTGAACCGCCCCTTGAACTCATTCACGCGACAGTTCGACACGTGCTCACCCATGTCGGCGGACCCGTCATGCGTGAACGCCTGCTTCTGGATCTCGTCATACGCCGTCTCCGCCGCCTCAGCGAACTGGTAGGCGTGAGACCGCATGTCCCAGGCGACCAGGGACGCCGACATGCCCTGCCCCCGCACCGCCGGGAGGATCAGACCGTCCCCGAGGTCCTCAGGCCACGTCGTCCTCGTGAACGACTCCCACTCACGGACGTCGGCCCAGAACGCGACAACCTGGTAGTCCTCGAACGCCCTCCGCACGGCGGCGTCCACCTTGGACACGTTCACCAGGCCCGACGCCCTCTCCGGCACCCAGTGGCCGATCTTGAAGATGTGCCCGTCCGACATGCAGCAGCCCACCAGGGCAGTGTGGTCGTTCGACCGGGAGCCGTCGAAGAACATGACGATCTCCTCCCCCGGCTCATCCCCGTCGCGCTTCCGGACGACACGGTTCGGGTCCCGCAGGAGCGTCCACTCCTCCAGGGGCACCCACGCGTTGTCGGCGGCGTTCGGCCGGTTCAGGAAGAACCGGATCGACCTCGACTCCGTGTACCTGGGGGACCAGATCAGCGCCTTCGTCGCCTCCAGGTCCACCCACGGGCACCCCTCGTAGACGAACTCCAGGGCCTGCTGGAGCGGCACCATGTGCTCCGGAGGGTCATCCACCAGGGCCGCGTTCGGGGGCGCTATACGGGCGTCGTAGAGGATCTTCTTCCGGTTCCTCGTCCGCCCCTCCTCCTGCGCCACCCAGTCCTCGAACGTCGCCTCCGCCGCCGAGGACTCCCCGGGCACCCACGCGTTGCACGTGTGCAGTGTCCGCGCCCCGGTCTTGGCGGCGTTCTGCTCAATCGTGTTCATCAGCTCAGGACCGCCGTTCGACGGCACCCAGTGCTCCAACTCGTCACAGACAGTGAACGACGTCTCCCCGCCCTCCAGGGACCTGGAGGAGGAGGCCTTCTGCTCCAACTGATCCCCAGACACGGAGTCCAGGAACGTCTTCCCCACCGTCAGCCCGTACCGGCGCGCGAGCGGGGACCCCTTGGCGGCGAACGCCCGCACCATGCGCATCGTGTTCTTCGTCTGCTGCTCACTGGTGGCGACGACCTGGATCCACGCCATCGCCATCGTCTTACCCTCCACACCCAGGGGGGAGGAGTCGTCCCACCGGTCGAACCGGCAAGGGCCCAGCATCTCAAACATCGACAAAGCGGCGGCGAACGGGCTGTTGTGGGTCGGCTTGAGCGTCTCGCCTACGAGGTAGGTGCCGTCGCCGTTCACACTGATGCAGCGGCCTAGCTGGTCGGGCGCCCGGGTGATACTGCGGATCGTGATCGGCTGCGGCTTCCGCTTCTGCTCCTTGACGCGCTCGGTCTTGCGGGGGAGTGTGAAGAGCCGCTGGTGCCTGTAGGGCTTGAAGGTGAGTCGGTACCTCTTGCCGACGACGCGGCCGTTGAGTGTCGCGTCCGATTCACGGACGTTCACCCTGACGCCGAGAGTACGGAGAAGCTGAGCGAACTGGTACGCCATCTCCTTGCGTACGGTGCACCATTCCGCCGAGCCGTTCCGCGCCACGTACCCGTCGGAGTCCAGGAGCCCCTGAGCAAGAGCGCGCCGCTGCTCGGCGGAGGCGTACAGGTAGACGTCGGGGATATGCTTGCGCCCGAGGACCCGTGCGGCGCCGAGGTCCGCAGCCCCACCGTAGAGGCGCCCTCCCCGCCCGTCTCGGCCAAACCTGACGCGACGGCCGCGGCCGTTGTCCGCCCTCACAGCAGTGAGATAGCCGGCCCGGCGAAGAGCAGCAGAAAGGTGGGGCTCATCCTCGTCCCAACAGGTGATGCGGCCGCTGTCCGCGTCTCCGTCGCCCAGCCAGTAGCCCAGGACGTACGGGTCTACGGGGAGGTCGCGTTCGGGCATCTCAAGTACCGGCTGAGGCGGCAGAGCGTACTTCGTGACGTCCGGGCGAGTACACTTCGAGGGCGGCGAGAGAGGCCGCTTGAACATGAGCCCGCTGTCCAGCATGTCCACGACGCTCCTGGTGACGCGCTTGCGCTTGGCGCCGCCGACGAACTCGTCCACGATGAATAAGTGGCCGCCGGAGAAGGTTTCCGTGACGCCGTCGGAGAAGTGGACATCCCACAGGTCGCAGTCATCGCGCTCCTCGTGGAGCCTGATGACCGTGGTCGGCTTCCCAGAGCCGGAGTAGATCTGGTCTCCGACCTTCAGCCGCCCGTGCGTGCTCCACCCCCTCGTCGTCAGGACGGGCGTGACGTGGGGCACAAGCTTTCCGCTTCCCTTTCCCAGGCGCCTGACCGCCCAGTTGTACACCCACGACCCGTCAGGATTCAGAGCGTACATGTGCATCAGGAACTCGATCTGCTGCGGCGTCGGCGTGAACGCCTCACCCGCGCGCGGCCCGTTCGGCTGCCGCAGGTTGTCGATCATCCACGCCGCAGCGACCAGCCCCAGGGTCCTCTCAGGGAGTTCCCTGGGCATGGTGATCAGCCGCTCTCTCGGCGGCGCGTCCCACATGGGGTCAATGGCGGTGCGCTCCAAGTGCCATCATCCCCCGCGGTCAGCCGTTCGAGGCGCGCTTGGCCAGGAAGTCCTTCATCGCGACGATGCCGGCGGACTCCTCGGGCTCAGCCTTCGTGTCGCGCTCGATCTCGATCCTCGCCCGCCGCCGGTCCCCCTCAGTCAGGAGAAGACCGGAGAGCATCTGGTTCAGGGACGCCCGCATCATCGCTGACCGCTGGTTGCCCGAGTACTTGTAGGCGCTGATCTCGTCGCAGGCGTCGAACAGGAGGATCCAGTCCGACGGCTCGTAGTAGATCGTGTACTTGGAGTCCTTGACCGCCTGCCAGAGCGCCTTCGCTATCGGGTGCCACTCGGGGTCCACGGTGGGTGGCTTGACGACACCGTCCGTGACGCGGACCTTCTTGACTCCGGCCTTGACCTTCCTGGCCTGGGTGATCCTGTGTCCCTGCCCTGTCCTCTTGGGGATTGGCCCCCTGCTGCCCATAACATCCTCCTGATGGTGTGCTGTACCCCTATAGCATACCCGGGTGCTTGCCTTTTGGTCTATGCTCGCGCCTCGGTTTCGTCCACCCTCGGGCGCGCCTCGCTGCGTGCGCCTGCCCAGCCGTCCGCTGCATGTGATGCAACTGGCACAGGAGGCGGAGATTCCACAGCTCGTGCGGGCCACCCGGATCAATATGATCCACATGATTACCCGGGCCACCACAGAACACGCAACGACCACCATCCCGGCGAATGACAGCCTGACGGATCCGCGCCCAGTCCGGCGGCAGCGGCCCGCCGCGCCTTGACCCCTTCGACCACATGGTGCAATAATAGGCGGAGCAGGGCGGCCGCCCGGGGCTTTCGTTCCTTTCACCCGGGCGGCCGCCCTCTGCTACCCCCTGGCCCTCACCACTTCCACCTCAGTTCCTCAACGACGTGGACCCGGCGAGCCTTCACCGCGCCGGCACCCACCGAGAAGACGTCAGTCGGGTCCGCGGTGACCTCCATGATCACCTCGTCCTTCACAGCGGCCGTCACGGCGTGCGTCAGCGTGGCGTACAGGAACAGGCCTCCCTCAGCGGCCGGGCCCGGGATCCACTCATCGCACTCCACGTCAGAGTCGACGCGCCACTCCGTGGGCTTGTTGAAGGGCCTGCCGCTCACACGGTCCTCCGGGAGGACCTTGTACAGGCGTGCCTTCCCGCCGTGGAGGGCCCCGTAGAGCTCGAGCACTCCCACGCCGGAGGAGACGTCCTCCTCCCTGACCTGCTCACCGCCCTCTGCGATCGCGTCTCCGTCCAGGAGGACGGACGCGTACCAGGACGACCTGGCCACAGCCTCATTCGTCAGGTAGGCCGTCGCGCGACCCGTCAGGGTCCCACGAGACCGGCCGCCAGCGCGGACGACCGCGGTGTCGGTGGCGTGCCACGTGGACTGGTCGTACGCGTCCAGTGCGGTGGTTCCCGCGACGTACGCCGTGGACTCCTCACAGGCCAGCATGGACCCGGCCACGGGGGACACCCCCACGGACCTCCCGTACAGGTGGACGACACCGCCGAGGGCGCGGACGCACGACCAGTCCGTCGCCTGCGCCTCAACACCCTCGTAGGTGGTCATCTGGGCATAGTCGGCCGCGATCGCGCAGATGTTCCCGGATATCGAGGCCTGGGCGCGGCCGCAGACCCGGACGTGAAGGGGCGGGTCTGCGGCCTTGTTGCTGACGTCCCACACCCCGTCAGAGAGGACGATCACGCCGTCCGCGGGCGCACAGAGGGTCTCATTCTTGTCCAGGCGTGTCGCGACGGGCCTCTTGACGCCGTCGAGGGCGTCGAGGAGCGCGACGGCGGCCGACGGGATCCGGTAGGTGGCCGCGAGAGCCCCCTTCTGAGGGACAACGACCTCCAGGAGATTCATGTCCACGAGGGACCGCATGTTACGGCGGGCGGTCTCCTGCTTGACGCCGAGAGTGTTACCGACGGCGGTGGACGAGATCGTCACCTGCCTGTACTCCGCCTGGTCCCGCAGGAGAGCGAGAGCCTCAAGGGCCGTGGGATTGATCGGCTGATACGTGTTGACCATGGTCAGTTGTCCTCCGTGTAGCGTCCGGTGAGCCAGCCGTCGATGAGGTTCTCCTGGCCGGCTGTGGTGATGCGGGGCGTGGTCTTCTCCTGGTCGCCGCGGCTGGTGGAGACGACCAGGACGGTGGAGCGCACGTACCCCTGCTCGAGGGCCCACTTGGTGGGGGAGTTCCAGAGGCGCCCCTGGTTGGCGCAGAGCCACCCATGGTTGCGGAGCCACTTGAAGAGTGTCACCTGGCTGATGGGGTAGCCGCCCTGGGTAATGAGGTCGGCGACCTGCTTGACGAGAAGGTCACCGTCCGTGCCAGAGATGGTTCGGCCAAACCTGGTGTGGGGTGCGTCGGCCTCGATCTGGGCCTCTGCGGCCTGGCGGCGGGCTCGTTCCTCCTTCAGGGAGGTGGCGAGCCGGATGATGAAGTCAGGGTCCGTCAGGGCCTTCTCCGCAGCCTCGGGGGTGAGGTAGCCGCCGCGCTTGCGGATCGACGGCAGGACGTCGTGGGTCACCCACCGCTTGAAAGCCTTCGCCTCAGGCTTGCGGGACATGAAGATGACCTCGTACAAACCGGGCTCCGACGTGATAGCGGTCTTGCGCACCTGCCCTCTCGCATTCTGAGCCTCAGTACTCCTGAGGGTCACCGGGTCGAGCCTGCGGGCGACCTCAGACGGGTTGCTCAACCCGAGGACCTTGCAGAGGTCGGTGAGGATGAACCAGGGCTCGCCGTCGCGGGTGACGACGCGGACCTGCTGGTCGCCGTAGGCGAACGGGGTGATGCTGGCTTCCATGACACTGTTCCTTTCTGCTGTGGTGGTCACTTGCTGCCCTCGTCCTTGACGGCGGGGCGGGGCAGGCCGAGCCGGTCGAACTCGGTGACCGGGATCCGCCAGCAGCGGTCGATGCAGGTGGCCTTGATCTTGCCGGCCTTGATCCACCTGAGCACGGTGACCTTGTGGGCGCCGAGGGCCTCGGCGAACTGGGTCGGGGTCACCGCCACGGTCTCGTAACGGGTGTAGACGTTGAAGCCGTTGCTGCTCACTTGAGTTCCTTTCAACATGATGGTTGGTGGTGCGCCCGTATCATCCCGGGCACACCACCAACCATAGCAGCACACAAGAGGAGGCACAAGCCCCCAGGGTCACCCCTCAAACGCCATACTGTCCCGCACCCTCTCAAGCACGCACAAACCAGTCGGCCCCTGACGGTTCTTCGCCACAGCCACGTTCAGACGCGACTTGTCCAAGATGCCGTCCCCCAGGTCCGGGCACGACAGAAGCAGAACCACGTTCGCATCCTGCTCCAGCGCCCCAGACTCACGCAGGTGAGCCATCGACGGCCGCCCACCCTCCTCAGCCATCCTGTTCAGCTGAGACAAGGCCACCACCGGGCACTCCAGGTCCCCCGCCATGATCTTCAGCTGACGACTGAAGTCCGCCACGATCTCATGACGAGGACGACGATCACCCCTCGGAGACGACATCAGCTGAAGATAGTCCACCACAACCATCCCCAGGCCCCCGTACTGCTGCTTGACCGCCCTGGCGTGCGCACGAACATCGTCAATGCCAACGCTGGACCGGTCGTCCACGCTCAGAGGCAGACCAGCCACCTCGTGGGCGATCCGACCCGCGTGCTCACGCTGCGCAGGAGTCAGATCACCAGCAATCACCTCACGATACGGCGCACGCGCCCGCGCGGACACCAGGCGCGCCATCACCTCCTGCCGGCTCATCTCCAGGGACGACAGGGCGACAGGCGCCGTCGCAGACCTGCCCAAGGCCGCCTGGAGCGCGAACGCCGACTTGAAGCCCCCAGGGCGGGCACCAATGATGTACAGGCCGCCCGGACGCCACCCGTCAATGAGGTGGTTCAGGCAGGACCACGGCGTCGGAGAGTGCCCGTCCTCACCGTCGAGCCAGGAAGTGAACGCCCCCTCCAGGTCGCCGCCGCGGGCTCCGACGGGCGCGTACTGGCCGTCAACGTCGGCCCAGAGCCTCTGGATGTCCCCGAGGATGTTCATGGGGGAGTCGTTCGCCTGGAGCAGCTGGCCCGTCCGCATGTGGGCGGCCTGCATCATCCGGAGGCTGTACGCGTCCTCCAGGGCCTGGACGTAGGTGTCGGCCACTACGTCGGCGGCGGCGGGCGCCCAGTGGATCAGGTCCAGGATGTAGTCGTCGTCGATGCTCGCCCGTTCGAGGGCGGGGATGCGCTCCCGGTTCGCTGCGAGCGTGACCGCGTCCGGGCGGCCGCCCTCCTGCTGGAGGGTCTCGCACATGCGCCACAGGGCGGCGTTGCGCGGGTCGGCGAACATGTAGTCGCGCACCCTGTCGCGGATGACGTAGTCCACGGCGTCCGAGGCGAGGAGCCTCATCCCGAGGATCGACTGCTCAACATTATCGACTGCACTCATCTGCTTCTTCCTTTCTCGTGGTGCTGCCAACTGTAGCACGGCTGGGGCTGGCGGTCACTCCCAGTCCCCCAGCGTCCCCTGAGACGCCAGCGCGGCCTGCTCACGGAACTCCTCAGCCGACCCCACAGCGGAGTACGGCGCTGCAAGAGCAGCCCTCTCAGCCGACGCGATACCCCACTCATCATCCACCACGGGCGCGTCGGGCGACGCAGCCGGCGGCGGCGGCGCAGGAGACTCAAAGTGGGGCTCCCACGGCTGCGCACAAGCCTCCGCATACTCCTTAGAAGGCTCGCCAACAGGCGCAACCTCCCAGGACACCTCCTGCGGCGCAGGAGGCTCATCGACGGCCTGGGGCACCTCCTCGCAGACAGGCTCGGGAACCTCCCCAGAAGGCTCTTCAGGCCCCTGAGGCGACTCCGGCACGCCCTCCCCGGCCGCATCCGCCGCCTGGGCGAACGCGGCACGATCCTCCGCCGTAGACGTAAACGACTCACGCAGACCAAGCACACCAATCAACCCCGGCCACCTGGCAGGCACACCAGCAGGAGCCTCGAAGAACCGGGAAGGCAGCACACGACGAAGCGCCTCAACCGCGGCCTCGTCACCGGCAGCAGCACGAGCGTAGTCGGCGTGCTTCTCCTCGAACGGCACCTCAGGCGCCGCCTCACCGCTGCTCCGGTCCTCCATGGCCTCCCCAGGCTCCGGCTGAGGCACCTCAGGACGAGGACGGTGCGCCTCCCACACCCCCTCAGCCAGGAAGTTCGCAGCAGACTTCGCGTAACCCTTCGCAACATCAAAGCCCCGCCGCTCGTGCCGCAGGTCCTTCACGTACTGCTCGGCACAGTCGGCGGCCAGCGCCGCCCTGGCGTCGATCGCCTTCGGGGACGTGCCGTCCTGCTGCACGAACCGCAGCCACGCCTGGGCGCTGAACCGGCCGATCTCCTTGCCAATCGACCGGAAGGCCGCGGCGTACCGCCGCCACTCCGGGTGAGACGGGAACCCGCCACCCGCCGGAGCGGTAGGCTTCGGCTCCGACGCAGGCTCGGGCGCAGGCTCAGGCGCAGAGGCAGGAGGAGGCGCGACAGGCTCAGGCTCAGCCGGAGACGGAGCGGAGAACAGACCAGGCGCAGCAACCTCAGGAGACGGAGCCGGAGAAGGCGGCTCATCCGACTCCCCCTCATCAGGGCGCTCATCCGCCAGGACAGAAGGCGTGTCACCATCATCCATCTCAGACACGAGACACCCGTACCTGCGCCGCTGGTCCGAAGGCCTCCTCGACGCCATACCCCGCCGCAGAATCGCCTTGTCGGACAACGCCTGCCCCAGAGCGGCGGCCTCATTCCACACGTACAGGGTCGTACGCATCCCCTTCGAGCCAACGGCACGCCCACGGCCGGGCTGCCGCGAGAGAAGCCCAAGCTCCTCCAGGCGGAGAAGCGCCTTCTGAACCGTGCGGACACGCAGGTCGCACACGCCCGCCAGGTAGTCGACACTGGGCGTCCCCGAAGCCGAGGAGTCCGCCATGTCCTGCGTCAGAACCATGGCAACAAGACGCTCCGCCGGCGTCAGCTTGACAGACAGGTGAGTCATCTGGTTTAATATCCGGTAACCCATTGGGAGGGTCCTTTCCGCCCGCCCCGGCGTTTCCGGTGCCGGGGCGGGCACTTTTTTCAGTACTTGTAGTTGTCTCGGCTCGGCCATGGGCCGCCCATGCCCACCGTGACGTCCAGGAGGGCGTAGACAGCCCCCAGCGTCCGCAGGGACATATAGTAGGCGCTTGGCCTACTTCCCGTGCCGCGCTCATGGCGCAGGAGGCCGCGCTCCTCAAGGCGGCGGATCTGCCTGCGGAGGGACATCGGGTGCATGCCGGTCGCGTCCCCCAGGTCCGTGAGACTCAGCCTACAGAACGCCTCCGACTCACGGGGAGACGCGCCCGGGACCTTGATGTCAGTCCGGAAGATGGCCCTGACTATCTCGCGCAGAATGCGCCAATCGTTGTCGGTAGGCATGACCGAGGGCCCCTGCGGCCTGCCGGGTGTTCCTTTGCTCATGGGCAGACCCTACCACACAGGCGTCCCTCCCGCAACCAGCCCCCCCCTCCTTTGCGATGAAACCCCCCCCCCGCGACTAGGCCCCCTTCCACGCACGACTAGGCCCCCTTCCACGCACAACT